TTTTGCGCATTACCTTTTAATGGTCAATAGAGAGCCAAATGAAAATAACCCTACCTTAAAGCGCTTGATAGAAGCTATTAAGGACATGCAAAAAGAAAGCGAGAAAGGGAGTAAAGAAGTAAGTAAGAAAACTACAGAAACTAAACGAGATTTTAGCGATACCAATTTAGGTAATGATGAAATCAAAGCGCTATTAAATAACGCAAAAATCCCTACAAGCGGGAGAGATGCAGTTATTTTTGGCAAGAATAACCTAAACCCTGAAATTGTAGAATTTCTACACAAAAACAACAAAAAAATGATTATAGAAAAAGCCTCTAACAAAGAAATAGAACTTTTACAAAACGCTAACTTTAGACACCCTGAAGATGTTAGGGCGAGTTTAGATCATGAAGCTATTACCCACATACTCAAAAGGCATGGCGTTAATTCTGTTAATGTTAGAAATGGTGGAATCCCTATCACTTACGAAGACATAGCTAATTATAGAGATATTGTCAAAAATGCAGATGAAATCATTAGAGCCATAGGAAAAGGCACTAAAGAAAATATAACAGCGTTTAAACAAATCAATGGCTATGCGGTAGTGGTAGAGCAAGCGGTTAATAGAAATAGTGAATTAGTTTTAAAAACAATGTTCAAGAGTAACGGAGATTATAAGAATAACAACGCTTATAAAGCATTTTCAAGCACCGGACTCAATGCTAACGCAAAGGTTCAGCCATAGGTCGAGTTCCCATGGTGGTGCTAAAAAGAACAATACTTAAAAAACTTGAAAAAGTCAAGGAGAAATGATGCGATCGGTAGTTTTTGATGCGAGCGGGAGTTTAGAAGCGTTTGATTATAGAAGCGTCTTGATCCATAAGCAAGAAATACAAGCCCATCAAAAACTGGAACTACCATTCACAGAAAAAAACTTTTTTAAATTCAATAACGCTTTTTTTGGAGTGTGTGAAGGAGTAGGCGATTTAGATTATAGAGATTATTCTAAAAATTTGAATTTTAATGCGCTTTTATGCGAAACCATAGAAAACTACCTACTAAACGCTAAAGAGCCAGAAAATAAGCAACAAAAGGCTTTATTAACGGGTTTTTTAGAAGTCTATAACAAGAACATAGAAAAAGGTTTTATTTATCTAGCGCCTAAGTTTTTTTTAGAGAAAGAAAGAGAATTGATAGAAAGGGTTTTGAAATGATAGAAGTTAGCGAAGTGATAGCAAAAGTGCGAGAACGCTTGAACGATAACGAAGTAGGGAATTACGAGCTATTAGATAGCGTGCTAGTGGAAAACATCAATCAAGCGCTTTTAAAAATTTGTTTAGAATTTAAACTCAACAAAACGATCACAAGAGCCTTAATCACTGAAGAAGAACGCTTTTTGACGATCCATAACCTTTTAGGGATAGAAAGCGTGAAATTAGATAAGAAAGAAATAGAAAGCCGTAACAGCATAGAAAAAGATACCGGAGAGTTAGAATTATTGATTTTGAGCGACAAGCTAAGCGTTACGCCTTTTACAAGCGGAGAACTTGAAGTGGTCTATTATACTTATGAAGAAGTTAGTAATATAATAGATGTGATCAAACTTCCTAAAATATGCCTTGATGTGTTGGTGTATGGCGTTTTATGCAACCTTTTAGAAATCCCTAACCATGAAGCCAATTTTAGCGTTTTAGCGAACTACAAGCAATTATTAAAGCTTGCCAAAGACAACCTAACGAACTATTTAAGTTTAATGTATTCTAAAAATATTCATTTTAGCAAGGTTGTAAGGGTGTGAAGGGAGATGCCCTCTTGATAAGGAGAACCAATCAAGAGGCTTAAGAAGTTTTAAATGCTAACAACATTTTAAAACTAAAACTTGAAAGAAACCGCTATTAGGAACGACAGAAAATCCTAATAGCGACAGAATAATAACAAAAAGAAAAAAACAAAAATAGGGTTATCTTTTTTGAAAAACATAACCCTTAAAATCGTTTTAGCCTTTTGTTAAATTTTGATAATCAAATAAGAAAGGATAAGCAAGAATGGGCATGGGCATCAAAGAAAAAGAAATTGAACTTGAAACCTTGAAACGAGAGATCGCGCAAGCGGAGGCGAGTTTAGAGCAGGATTTCATTAAGCACATGGTGGATAAGACTAACGAGAAAGTGGAAGACTTGTTTTTTAGCAACAAGCCCGAGTTTTACCGGTTTGTTTTCACCGAGCAAAACAACTACTTAAGAGAAAAACTTACGGATAAAGTGGGCAGAGCGATGGATTTAAGCGATGAAATCCAAAGAGACAGGGAAAACGAAGAGATTGAAAAAGACAAAGAAGCGTTTTTAAAAAAACACCCTAACATTGATCTTAACGCGCTTTTAGAGTTTTACAACGAAGAAATCCCAAACCGCATTAAAAAGCAGATTGATAAGTTAGAAGGCGTGGCGTTTTTTGAAGCGGTTTTAGATTATTTTGAAGCGCTTAATTCTAAGCCTGAAGAAGGACAGAAAGAAGAAGAAAAAAACAACCTTCCTAAAGAAGCGTTAGGTAACGGCGTTAGCGGTGTAGGATACGCTAACAATGAAAACATCATGACAAGGTATTAAGGAGCGATCACATGTTAGAAAAACTCAATAACATTAATTTCAACAACATTTCCAATAATCCTAATTTAGGCATAGAAGTTGGTAGGGAAATCCAAAACGCAAGCTGGTTAAAAAGCCCGTTTTTTAGCATCACAGGCACCGGCGCGGATCGTGGCGTTAGGCTTTTTAGCGTGGCTAATCAACAACCATTCCGCCCAAGGATTAAAGCGCAATTGACCGGGAGCGGTGTTAGCGGAAACACGGATTTTGAGGCGAATTATGATAATTTAGAGATCCTAAGCCAGACGATCTATCCGGATGCTTTTGGTAATTCCTTACGATCTAAAATTAAGGCTTACAGCGAATTAGAACGAATTGATTTCATTAAAGAGAGCGTGGATAGCTTGACCACATGGATGAATGAAGAGAGGGATAAGAGGATCGTAGCGAGCTTGACTAACGATTTCACGAATTATCTTTATACGCCAACAATGAGCGTTGCCGCTATTAGAAAAGCGATTTTTTACGCTAGAAACGGCCTAAAAGAAAACCACGCTAAAGCTTTCCCGATTAAACCCGTTAGAGCGAGCATGCAAAGCGTGGGTAATGTGATCGTGCAAAACACGAGCTACATTATCCTTTTAGACAGCTACCAAGCTAACCAATTAAAGGCTGATAGCGAGTTTAAGGAACTAAGAAAGCTTTACGCTTTCGCAGGTGAAGATAAGGGCATGCTTTATAGCGGGCTTTTGGGCGTGATTGACAATTGTCCGGTGATTGATGCGGGCGTGTGGAATAAGTTGAATGTTGGCATGCCCAATTCTACCGTGAGCGATAGCGATTTTTCACGATATCTTAATAAAGCCAATGTAAATAAGATCGTAACGCCTTCACAACTCAAAGAAAGAATAAACGAAATCGTTAATAATAAAAATAGCGGCAAAGAGATCTCGATCGGTTGCTTGATCGGCGCTAGCGCGGTGTTATTAGCGGGATCTAAAGAAACGAGGTTTTATATTGATGAAACCGTGGATGCAGGCAGAAAATCATTAGTTGGCGTGGATTGTCTTTTGGGCGTGTCTAAAGCCAAGTATCAAAGCACGGACGGTGTAGTAACGCCTTACGATAACCAAGATTTTGCCGTGATCGGTTTAGTGTCTAACATGCAATAAGAAAGGAAACAAAAAAATGAAACAAAAAGTCCACAGCGTGAGCTATCTAGCTAAAGCAGAATTTGAATTTAAAAACGGCGTTTATGATTTAGTGGCTTTGCCAAGTGGTGCAGAAGTAGTAAAGGTGAGTTTAGAAGTGGTAGGAACGCCTACGGCTGGAGTTATTAGCGTAGGATTTAAAGACGAAACCACAAAAAACTATTTTTTGAATTTAGAAAGCATTACCACCATAAACAAAAACACCGTGAGCGCTTTAGACTACACGGCTACAAGTAATAAAGTGATCGTTGCAGAAGTCAAAAACGCTAACGGAAGCGATATTAAATGCGTTTTAAGGGTGTTATACTTTTTGCCGAGCTTAATTGAAGTAGAGTATTAAATAATTTAAGAATTTTTGAAATGTTTAAAAATGTTTTGAAAATTAAGAAATGTTAAGAACGCTTGAAAACTTTAAGAAAGGTTAAAAAATGTTTTTTAAGAACCCTTTAAATGATCCAAACTATTTTAATCCTGAAAGCGCTAAAAACACGCAAGCGCTAACACAAGAAAGCATGCCGAAAAACTTTGGCTTGTTGAATTATTCTAAAACGAGTTATAGCGATTTTGTGAATCATTACAAGCCAGTAGAAACGCCTAAATCCTCTAAATTTTCTAACTTCATGGAGAATGTAGGAGGTTATGGTGGTTTAGGGATGTTAGGAGGAGCGATCGGCGGGTTAGGGAGCTTGATCGTGGGAGCGATCAATTTTAGCGAGCAAAACAAGAACGCTAAAGAAAGCGCGAGAATGGCAAAAGAGCAGTTTGAATTAGAAAAACAACGCTACAACGCCAGAGAGCAAGAACGCTTAAAGGATAAAGAAGCGATTGATAACATCGCTAAAAACAACGCTGACATAATGATAAGATTTTAGCAGGAAATAACCCTTAAAACCACGCCTTGATTTGGCTTAAATAAATAAAAAAGAACAAGGCTTGAAATGGACTTCACAACCTTACAGAACGATTTTTCTAACGACTATCAAAAGGCTTTGATCGCTAATGCTGAATTTTTAGAAGCCAAGAAATACTACAACGGCAACCAACTTCCGCAAGACGTGCTAAATATCATTTTAGATCGAGGGCAAACGCCGATCGTGGAAAACATGTTTAAAGTGATTGTGAATAAGATTTTAGGTTACAAGATAGAAAGCATTAGCGAGATACGACTAAGCCCTAAACAAGAAGAAGACAGAGCCTTAAGCGATTTGCTCAATAGCCTTTTACAGGTTTTCATCCAACAAGAAAACTACGATAAGGCTATGATAGAACGAGATAAGAACCTTTTAATAGGTGGCTTAGGAGTGATCCAATTATGGGTTAATGAAGATAAGGAAAAAAATTTAGAAATTGATATAAAAGCTTTAAAACCTGAGAGCTTTGTGATTGATTATTTCTCTACGGATAAGAACGCGCTAGATGCAAGGCGTTTTCATAAGATGCTAGAAATCACGGAGCAAGAAGCCTTATTATTGTTTGGTGATAGCGTGGTGGTGAATTATTCCAGCGTGAATCACGAAAGAATAGCGAGCGTGATTGAAAGCTGGTATAAAGAATTTAACCAAAATTCGCAAAGCTTTGAGTGGAATAGGTATTTATGGAGTCGAAGTGCTGGTATTTATAAGAGCGAGCTAAAACCCTTTAAGAACGGCGCATGCCCTTTCATTGTAGCCAAGCTATACACGGACGAATTAAACAATTACTACGGCTTGTTTAGGGACATTAAGCCCATGCAAGATTTCATTAACTACGCCGAAAACCGCATGGGCAATATGATGGGCAGTTTTAAGGCGATGTTTGAAGAGGACGCTGTCGTGGATGTAGCGGAATTTGTAGAAACCATGAGCTTAGACAACGCGATCGCAAAAGTGCGCCCGAACGCTTTAAAAGACAATAAAATTCAATTCATGAACAATCAAGCGGATTTGAGCGCTTTAAGCCAAAAGGCTGAACAAAAACGCCAATTGTTAAGATTGTTAGCCGGATTGAACGATGAAAGCTTAGGCATGGCGGTTAATAGACAGAGTGGGGTTGCGATCGCGCAAAGGAGAGAAAGCGGTTTGATGGGCTTACAAACTTTTTTAAAAGCTGCTGATGACATGGATAGACTTATTTTTAAATTAGCGGTTAGCTTCATTTGTGAGTATTTCACCAAAGAACAGGTTTTCAAAATCGTGGATAAAAAGCTAGGAAATAGGTATTTTAAAATTAATTCTAGCGACGATAATAAGATAAGACCGCTTAAATTTGATTTAATCTTAAAATCACAACTAAAGACAGAAAGCCGAGACGAAAAATGGTATAACTGGAATGAATTATTGAAGATTTTAGCGCCCATAAGACCGGATCTAGTGCCAAGCCTTATCCCACTGATGTTGAACGACATGGACAGCCCGATCACTAACGATGTTTTAGAAGCGATCCAAAACGCCAACGCTTTAGCTGAACAAAACGCGCATGCGAACGCACCTTATAACCAACAAATCCAAGCCTTGCAAATCCAAAAATTACAAGCTGAGATTTTGGAATTACAAGCTAAAGCGCACAAATACGCCGAACAAGGAGCGTTATCTCAAACCACGAACGAAAGCGAGAAAATTAACCAAGCGGTAGCGATTAGCGAAATGCAACAACAAAACGCTAATAATGCTGATAACACCGAAACGCCCGCAAACAAGCCGAAAAAGAAATTAAAAACAAGCGATAAAACGACATGGCGAAAATACCCGAGCGCGCAGAATTTAGACTATTGAAAGGCTAGAAAATGCTAAACAAGATTTTAGAAATGCTAGGAATAAGCGTTTTAGTTGTAGCGTTAGGGATTAGCTTTTTTCTAGCGGCTTGTTTTTCTATAGGAGCGTTAGCGAATGGATAAGCAAAGCGCCTTAAAAGAATTAGCGTTAAGGGAATTAGCGAGGCGTGATTTTTACACATTCTTGCACTTGAAGTGGGAAAGATACGAGAATAAGCCGTTTTTGGATAACTGGCACATTAAGTATTTGTGTAAGGTTTTAGAATGCACGCAACCTAACACATGCCAAAAAGATGAATTAATAAGGCGCTTGATTTTGAACATGCCTCCAAGCTATGGCAAAACCGAGATTATTGCAAGATGCTTCATAGCGTGGAGTTTAGGCAAAGATCGCACTAAAAAAATCTTTTATATTTCATACAGCGATGAGTTGTGCAGAAAGATCGCTAATCAAGTAAGGGATTTAATGGATAGCTTTTTTTTCAAAAGTATTTTTTTTGATGAGCCTTTAGAATTTTTGCAAAACAACTCAAGGGAGTTTATTTTACGAGAGGGTGGGGGCTTGTTAGTAACGACTCTAAAAAGCGCGCTTACCGGATTTCATGCTAATCAGATACTCATAGATGATCCGATCAAAGTGAGCGATATGAGTTCTAAAAAAGAAGTGAAAACCGTCAATATGAATTTTAAAGAAAGCGTTATCTCACGCTTGCAAGACACTAACTCTAACATTACGATCTTAATGCAACGCTTAGGTAGTAATGATTTATGCGGTTTTTTACAGAGCGAGCGCGAATTTGATACAGAAACGATCAAAAAATGGAAAATCATACAGCTCAAAGCCTTGAATGAAAACCAAGAAATCTACAAAATTAAGGATTTTGAACACACAAGAGAGAAAAACACGCCGTTATTTGAAGCAAAACACAATAAAGAGCAATTAGAAGCCTTAAGGTTGCAAATGGGTAACGATGAATTTTTTGCACAATACCAACAAGAACCAGTCGTTAGCAGTGGTGGGTATTTTGATCCAGAGTATCTAAAGAAAGTTTTCACGCATGAATTAGGAGAGATGAACGCTTATATTTTTGTAGATAACGCTTTAAGCTTGAGCCAGAACGCCGATAATAGGGCAATTGTGGTCGTGGGCGTGGAAAACTATAACGAAGAAAGCGTTAGGTATATCGTTTTAGATTGTTTTTTTGGGATTTGGAGCGAAGAAGATACGATTAAACACATTCTAGCGGCTAAAGAAAAATACAAGGACGCTAAAACCTACATTGAGAGCGATGGCGGAGGTTTGGTATTGTATCGTTTGCTTTTAGTCGCCTTAGCGAGACACAACCAACAAGCTAAGGAAAACAATAAGGAATTACTAAACGATGAAATCGTTTGCTATACGCCAAGCCGAAAGATTTCTAAAGTGGATAAAATCAAAGCGCTAAGGCCTTTTTACAATACCGGGTTTTTAGTGTTTAGCCATTCAGCTAACAACACCGAACAGATAGAAAAAGAACTTTTTAGCTTCAATCCGGACAAGCCGTTTAAAAAAGATGATTGTATAGACGCATTAGCGAGCGCATTAACGCATGAGAGCGTGAAAGCGCCAATAAAGCGAGAAATTAAAGCAAGCTATAACGCCAGATTTAAAGCCAAGCCAACATGGAGGATATAAGAAAAAACTAACCCTTAAAAAAACCGCGTAATTAAGATTAAATAAGATAAAAAGAAAGGCATTAAATGAAAAAAAGAAACTATATTAAAAATTTTAAGAATACTGAAAACATTAAAAAAAGGCGTTTAGCGTTTAAAAAAAGAAATGATGAAAGGCTTTTAAAAAATAGAGGTTATAGGGATTTTATCGCTAAAGTGAAAAGCAAGCTACAAAACGATGAAGCCGTTTTAGAAAATTTAGAGCTGAGCTATCTAAACGCTGGCATTTGAAGGAAGCGTGCATGTTTAATGAAAAAAATTTGAAAGTGATCCCCGCAGTGGTGTTTTTGTTTTGTGTTTTAGAAGTTTTTGAACTGGTTTTAATCATTATAGACATGAACAAAACCGAAAAACTGGAAGCTGAAATTAAAAATGATTTGAAGGTGTTACAAAACGATATAATTTTACTGAAAAAGTATTTGAAATAAGAAAGTTAATATCAAATAATGCAACAGCATTTAATCGTTTTAGGATTTGAAATCTCTAAATTCATTCCGTATTTTTTGGTAGTATTGATCGGGTTGTTTGTGGGATTTTTGTATGCGTTGCGAAACATTAAAAGCGAAGAATTTAAAAACAAAACCGAAAGATTGCTTTACTTCATTCAAGGCGTGGGATCGAGCATGTTAATTACATGGGTAAGTTACGAAATTACGGAGTATTTTTTTAATTTTCCCACTAGTTTGTGCATAGCGATTAGTGGAGGCATTGGGTATTTAGGAGCGGAGAGCGTGAGCGCTTTAGCGTTAGATAGTCTAAAAAAAAGGTTGTGAAATGGATTTGAAAGGTTTAGAAAACGCTTTAAACAGTGGGGATTTTAAAATGGATTTGAAAGGTTTAGAAAACGCTTTAAACAGTGGGGATTTTAAAATGGATTTGAAAGGTTTAGAAAACGCTTTAAACAGTGGGGATTTTAAAGAGCAGGTTTATTCTAGTTTAGAGGGAATTTATCAAATTTCTAAGGTTTTAAACCAGTTAGAACTCTTAAAAAACTTTAGCGATCACGATTTAGAAATCATAGCAAAGATTCAAGAGATTAAAAGCAAGTTAGAAGGCTATGAAACGAGCGAACAGGAACTAAAAGTTAAAATTAACGCTTTAGTGAATAGTTTAGAAACGAGAAAGCAAGAATTAGAAGCGCGCTTGAATTTACAGTTACAAAACGCTGGAGTTAGCGAAATAGCAAAGCTAAACGAAGCAGGAGAAGCGCTAAAAACTAATCTAATAACCGAACTAAGAGAAGCTAAAAATAACCTAGTGCTAGAATTAGAAAAGTTGAAAACAGCCACGCAAAGCCTAATAAACACGCCACGAATAGAAGGCATTAATATGAAATTTGTAGGGTTTTATGTTTTTGGGCGTCAAATTTTTTTCAAAAATGAAAGCGATGAGTTTAGGGAATTGTTTGAATGTGCTAGTATTCTTTTAAGCGCGAATAAGAACTACATTGTGCAATTTAGCATGCCTTATGAGCTATTCACAAACGGTATTTATAGTGAAAGCATGGGCGAAATGGTGTTATGCTTGAAAGCGAATAATGAGGTGTACCCGATCATCAATAGCTTTTATCAAAATAAAACCGCTAGTTTGATCAAAAATAGAATCGTAAGCACTTATTTAGTGAATAGCCTGTTTAAGACGCCAAGCAAGAAAGCAGACTATAAGATAGCGGTATTTGCTAGAAAGCATGAAGATTTGTGGGTAAATGTGAATTATACCTCTAACACGGAAGGGTTTGAAACGAGCTTTTTAAATAACGCACGATTTACTAACCTAACCACGCAAAGAATCCCCATAGAATATAATAACGACTGGGTGTTTTATAAAAAATCTCAAGTTTTAGTTTATGAAATTTTAGAATGAAGCTTTTATTTTTAGCGTTTGGGTTTAGCGTGGTATTTAATGCATGCGCTAAAAAAGTCATCTATCACGAGGTGAAAGTGCCAATTAAATGCGATATTGAAATGCCTTCACGCCCGAGCGAACATTTAGAAGCGTTGGAATACTTGCGAGCGCTATTGATTTACACCGAAACGCTAGAAAACGATTTGAAGTTTTGCACCAAACATAACCCTTAAAACCACGCCTGAAATTAGCTTAAATACCAAGAAACTAAAGGAAGTTAATGTATTTAGTCCTATTAGAAAGAAAACACGATTTAAGGGCACTAGTGAGAAAAGACAAGAAAGAAAGCGGCATGTTAGGGATCTTTAGAGTGTTTGAAAGCACGCACAATCAAGACGCAAGCGATAAAGCGATAGTCAAACATTACGAAAAGAAAGACGCCTTATTTAGTTGCTTTTCATTAGAAAACAGCGGAGAGCCAACGGATGCGCCTAATTTAGATAAACCGATCGTAGCGAGAGACTATGAATTAGCATGGAGTGATACGAGTTGCACGGTGCCTAAAGAATACCAAAACAAAAAATGCGATAACAAACGCCATGAAGTGTTACAACTCATCGATCCCAATAATAAGGATTTCAAAAACCGAAAAATATTAATCCATGTAGGAAACAGCGCGCATGATACTTTAGGGTGTGTTTTGTTAGGGATGCAACACGATGAAGAAATGATTTACAAAAGCAACGAGGCGGTAAAAAAGTTTTTTGATTTAGTCAAAGACAAAGGCGTTAATAATTTTTTGTTTAAGGTGATTGATAAGGCTTAAAAATGGATGCAACCCGATTTATAAGAAATTTTATTTTATTTAAAGAAGCCTTACAAAAACAAAACTTCAATAATAAAGAACTCAATACCACAAGCATGCAAGCGGCTTTACAGAGCGAGCAGTTAGCCTCAAGCGAGCAAGCGCAAGCCTTGCAAAGCGAACAAGTGAGAGCTAAAATGCAAATAGACTTTTTAGAGATGCAAGCGAGCTTACAGAGTGCGAAGGCGGACACTTTAAATAAGTTAATCCAGTGTCAAGCGATGCTAAAAAGCCTAAAAGATAACGCCATGATCAACCGAGCGAACGCATTTGTAAGTTTGTTGCAAGTGCAGGCCGCAAATACGATCACATTCCACAATTTTGAAACAGCGTTTAAGATCATCGCGCAAATTGGCAGTGAATACGATCAATTAGCTTTAAACAGTAGGGAGAGTGCGAGCGTGAAGATAGGAAAAGAACAAACAGACGAATTCAAAACGCTATTAAACAAATTAGGCAAGGAATTAGATAAGTTGAACGAACAGAGCGAAGTTAATTCTATACAGGTTTTTAGCGATAAGTTAGAAGTGCTAAAAGACGCGCCAACAAGGTTATGGGGCTTTAGCACTCTATCTAACGCAACCGAAGGATTTTATAATGAAAATAGCGAGCTATTAGCGAGCGGGAGCGTGTGTTTGTTTAGAAGCGACAAGGTAGGAAAGCACACGATCACTTTTAAAGCGAGTAACACTAAAGAGAGCTTATCTAAAAACATCACTATCAGCGTTATAGCGAATAAATTAAAAGAAAGGATTAACTAATGGCATATTTTGAAAGCATCACGGCGGGCAGAGGTGGATTAGATAGCTTTAACCAAGCGTTGAATAACCAACGATACGCTAACTTAAACCTAAATGAAAGCATGGGCAATTTCGCGAACACGATAGCGAACGCAGGAAGCCTTTTTGATAACGCTAAAATCAAAGAAGAAGCGTTGAAGTATCAAAGAATGCGAGATTTAGCGAACGATAAGAAACAAGCCGAAGCGTTTGAGTTGCAAAAAAGACAAGCCGAGCAAAGCATGGATCTTGCTAAAAGGCAACAGGTTTTAAATGAAAAAATGTATATGCAAAACAAAATATTGAACGAACACAGAGCGAAAGCCTTAGAGATTGAAAACAAGAAAAACAAACAACAACAAGAATGGCTAATGAAAGCAAACGCTAAACCGATCGCAAGCGTGGATAATAATAACGCTATGAAAATGCCAACGCCAACAACAATGCCAACGCAAAACGCATTAAACGCACAAACCACACCAAAGCCTAAAACGATAACTAAGGAAGAGTTTATGGCGCTTTACGCTAAACCTATGTCTTTTAAATTTTAGATAATGCCTTATGGCTTGATTTTTAGGGTTTTTAAAGGCGTTATGCCTTATCTTATCATCGTTATTTTGTTAGTTTTGCACGATGATCTAAAAACTAAATTAGCGTTAGCGAACGAAAGGCTAACCACTAATGAAGCGCATCTGATCAAACAAAACGAAGTTATTCAAAAAATGGAATTAGAAAGCCAAAAATATAAGGCTAACAAGCTTTTAGAAACAATGAAAGTTAAAGACAAATACCATAAAATCGTTATCAAAGACCACACATGCGAAGCGAAATTAGAAAGCCTTGAAGCCTTGATTAACGCTTTTAAAAAACATAACCCTTAAAATCATTTACCGCTTTTTGTAGAATGCTTGCTAAATAGCAAGGAGTGTAAAAATGAAACTCTATAACAAGATACAAGAACTCATCAATGAAAGCGAAACGCTCAAACAAAAAAATAATGAAGTGTTAGAATTAGCGAGGAACGAATTAAGCGAGTTAGTCAATACTAAAGCTAACGAGAATTTAGCAAGCTTAAAAAACGAATTTCAAGGCTACATTAACGGCCAATTAGTGGAAATGCCTTTAATCGTAAAAAAAAATGTTGAGGAATTAGTCAATAAGCAAGAACTGAGCGAACAGATACACAACGAATTATTAAGCCAGTTTGACAAGCAAGCGATCACAACCGCCTTAAAGCAAGAATTAAAGAGCGACATTAAAAGCGAATTAGGTAACCTTTTAAGCGATAGAAAATTACAGAGCGAATTACAACAGGCTAAAAACAAAATCATAACCGAAACCACAAAAGAAACCACAAACGCCTTAACAAGCAAGATTTTAGGGATTTTAGAAAGCAAACTAAACGCTATCACGGAAAGCGTGATTAAGAATTTAGATTTTAGTTTTTTAAGCGCGCAACCGAAAGCGTTTTACAGCGCGATTAACGAGAACTTGAAAGGAATGTTTTTAAAAGAGCTTGAAAGCGAATTTTTAAAAAATTTTATTAAAGAAAGCATTGAAACCACACTAAAGGAAGCTGAGAAACTTGAAGCGTTAAAAATAGCAGAATTAAAAGCGTTATGTTATTTGCAAGTAACGCAAGAATGCCACAAGGTGGAATTATTACAAAACGCTTTAATGTTAAAAGCGCAGAATTTAAACAATCAAATGAAAATAGAAAATGAGATCGCCTATAATTTGAAGCGTAAAGAATTGATCGCTGAAGGCAAACTAGAAGATGAAACGTTTAAAAAACGCATTTTCAAAGTGATTTAAAAAGAAAGAACAAAACAATGACAAACGAAAAAACCGAAAGCGAAATTTTTGAAGAACAGCTAAAAAGCCTTTACAAGCCGCTAAAACAAGAAGAACAAAGCGAAGCCGTGGCAAGTAATCAAAATTTAGCTAATCAATCTAATGGCAGTTTAGCTAATCAAAATTTAGCTAATCAACATGTGAAAGATTTAGAAGATGAGCCGTCTTATCTCTCTACCGGGATCGCTTATTTGGATAACAAGATCAAAGATAGAAGTATTACGGCATTTGACTACTATATGGCTAAAAAATTTTTAGGAATGGATTTAAATTCCAATCTAAACGGCAATCTAAACCTAAAAACTGAGAATAAAACCAGACTAGCGAGCATTAACAAAGCAACTCAGGATATTTTTGATGATATTAAGGCGCTTGATTTAGGTAATGATCTCATCCAAAAAGCGCAAGAACACAGCGGGCTAATCAACCAGGTGAAGCTATGGATCAACCACAAGACAAGAGGATTAAAAGGCGTTGATTACGATCTAGCCAAAACCGACAACGCTAGGATTAGTTACGCTAACCGAGTCGCTAAAACCATGGCGCAAGGCGGGCAAGTAACGCAAAAATTAAGAGATGAAGCCAAAGCGATGACAGAGTGGGGAGCAAGAAGCAAGGAAGAAAACACCGCAAGGATAACGCAAACGCAAGAAATGCTATTGAACTCGTTGAAGAAAAACATGCAAATGTTAGAGAGTTTGGGCGGTAGTGTTTCTCCTTTAGTGTTAGCGAAAATCAAAGAATACCAAGACAAAGCCGATTACATTAACGAAACGAGCGGAAAAATTGATCTCAAAAAATACCAGAGCTTAGTGAATGGAGGATCATGATGGAAGAAGAAAAACAAGAAAATAACGAAACTCTTTCACAGATCGATCTTAAAAGAGCGGTTAGAGAAGCTTATGAGGACACTCTAGCCACGCAAGGCGAGATCGCCGCTAAATTTAATATAAGCCGCCAAACGCTGAACCAATGGGCTAAAAGAGGCGAGTGGACGAGCCGAAAAATTTTCAATGAAATAAGAGCGATGTATGAAACGCTAGGCATAAGCATTAAAGAACTAGCGAAAAAATATAAGATGAATGAAAATTATCTAAGATATATTAAGACACGCCAAAAATGGGAAAAACGCAGGATAACGAAAGATTTAGAAGAAAAAGAAGTGAAAGAAATTTTAGGCGATAAGCTGACCGAAAAAAACATGGATTTGTTTTTAGACACGAAAAAAGAAGAAGTTAAGGAAGTGTTAAAACAAAGCTTAGATCACTTGAACTTAGATCCGATCGTTTTAGAAGCGATCACAGAAACCACGAGCGACGAACTATTATTGAAAGCGATGAATACCGCTTACATCAAAAAACAGATCTTATTTTGTGCGGTGGTGGCTAGAGGCGAGCTGATTAAGATGATTAAGCGATCGAGCTTGACTAATAACGAAAAGGATAGCGCTAATATTATCGTAGCGGCTGAAAAAGTCTCTAAACTTTTCATTGATGCGGGCGTTAGCTTGTTTGGCAAAGATCAGATCCAGGTTGTGGAAATCAATCAAAACACTAATTTAGCGCAAATGAACATAAGCGATTTACTAGCGTTAGTCAATTCTACCGTGAGCGATAATAACGATAGCGTGAGCGGTGTTGATAGCGTGAGATAGTTTGCTATCGTTGGAGCTACCTTTTTGCGGTGTTTT